CAGGCTGCTGGCATAGGTGCCGCCAGCTGCCTCCCATACGCCTTGAGTTTTGATCTGCGATGCAGCAATCGTGGAATCGCTGTACACCGTCCATGCGGCCTGATTCCAGATCCCCGCAAACGCCGCGCCAGTGATGCTCGCCACGTCCGCCGTGCTGCTGGCGGTGAGGGCTCCGGTCGGGACGTAGGGGGCGAGGGGGCCGGTGTTGAGTTGAGTGCCCCATGCGGCAATCGCTCCAGTTCCATTTCCTGCATAGCTGCGATTGGCCCAGATTCCGTCTGCTGATACGCGAACCGTATGGCCCACACTTGCCGTAGATCCTGGCACATAGGAGAAAGATGCGCGATACCATCCATTGCCGACAGGTTTGCATTCAATGCTTGTTGGAGATCCCGTCGCTGACGTTGCCACGCCAGTGGAAAGATTAACGCTGATCGCCACGGTGATACCGGTTCCTGCGACAGCCAAGAGCACATAAGTGCGCGCAGATGCCTTGAGGAATACGCTATAGGTGTACGTCGCTCCTGCGGTAATGTTAATGTTTTGCGACGCATGGTGAAAATCTGTCGTCGCAGATTCAACGATCAGGTCCGCTGTGGTAGTCCCATCTGGGGCAACAAGTGAATCCGACGTAATCGTTGCGCCAGTTGCTGTCCACGGAGACAGATCTAGAGATTGACTACGCAAAAATAGATTCGTCACCGCATCCCACACCCGCCACCCCAGCGCCGCCCCTGTCGCCGGGTCGTACTCCACGAACGGCACATTGGCCGCCGGCTGCACCAGCACGCCCGAGCTGTTGAACCCCCAGGCCGGCGAGCTGTTGGTAAAAGTCACCAGAGACTGACCCGCCACCAGGTCCGTCAGATCGCCGATCAATGCCGGGGCAATGTGCCAGCTCGGCACCTCACGCGCAGCTTTCCATAGCTGCCGTTTCACCCATGGCGGCGTCAGGACTGCCCGCCGTGACGACAGGGCTACAGTCACAGGCCAGCCTCCAGCGTCATCACCCGCAGGTTGTAGAGCGTCCCGCTGGCCGGCGTGTAGGCACCCTTCGTCTCAAGCTCACAGAACAGGCTCGTGCTGCTGGTCGCCAGCTTGATCGCTGTGCCGCAGTAATCCGTCTGGGTGAAGAGTGTCGAGCCCAAATCCTGCGGCGTGTTCAGATCCACGAACCCGGCATAGTTTGCCACCTCACCACTCACCAGATCAAACGCTGCGTTGTCCGCAATCGCTGTCGGTGATGCCGTGTAGAAGTGCAGCCGGAAGCTGCCCATCCCACTCGGTACACTCGTGTTGCCGATCATTAGCCGCACGCTCTGCACGAGCACATGGCCACCACTCGGGCCGATGCTGGTCAGCGTATGGATCGCACTGCCGCCGGTGTCGCCAATCACATCCCCGGCCGTGTAAGCCGTCGTGTTGCTCGGCCTCGTGATCGTCACCGACGCCCGATACGCCTTGCCATCTACCGTCAGGCTGCTTCCGCCATCGGCCACCTCGGTCGACTTGGGGAAGTACAGCTGGCCGAGTTCATCCGGCAGGTTCGGCTTCTCAATCCGTACTGCATCCACCAGGTCGGCCATGATTCCTCCAGATCAGGGTTTCGTCAACAGCACGAGGCAGAACACCCCGTCATCAATCCGAAGCGGTTGCTCCCGCACCGTATAGCTCACGCCATCCACCGTCACGCTGTCACCATAGGCGAGCTCTCCGAACTTGGAGACTTGACACCGCAGCAGATACTCCGTCGTGATCACTCGCCCATCGGCCACATACTCACCAGGCATGTCGAGGATCCCGAGACCCGTCACCGCTCCAGCCGCCACAGTGACGCCGAAGTCAGCCAGGAAGTCTGCAGGATCCTCGTTCAATGCCATCGCTCACCTCAGCCGTACTTCTTCAGACCGAAGCCGAAGCAAGTCACCGCAGAGCTGGCCGACCCAGTCTCAGCAGTGCAGCTCAGGCGGATGTACCGCTTCAGATCGTTGCTGTTCAGCGTCTTCACCTCCTTGTAGGCGGCGTTGCCGATCGCGGTGAAAGTGCCGCCGGTGGCAGCGGTGAACGTCGAGTTGTCGTCTGACTCCTCGATCCGGAACGTCAGATCAGCACCAGAACCGGCGGCAGTGCCGGACAGGATCATCTGCACGTCGCCTTCGTAGCCGGCCAGGTCGACACCAGTCTGGTTGCCGGTGCCGGTGATGGTGGTCGTGGCCAGGAGGGTGAAGTGCTGGAGCTTTTCCAGCGTGAGTTCATGAATCGCCATGGGTCCTCTTCGAGCGGGGTTTACGGGGGGCGGTAGGGGTAGGAGCCGGATCCTGCACCAGCGGAGCTTCCGTCGCCTTGCCGCTGCCGATCAGCAGCCTGGCATCACGGTCGCTTACCTCCACCACATCACCGACCCTGGCGGGCCGGCCGGCGATGGAGGTCTGGCGCAGGATCTCGACTCTCATGGTCACAGGGTGTTATTGCCGCGGCAGAACGCCTCGGGATGACGGACGGCGACGTCAACATCCTGGAAGGCGGTCACGCGCACACCACCGGACTTGTCGAGGGCGTAGGGATTGACCTGGAGATCCAGGGCGCCCCACATTCCCATCACGTGCTGGTTCCACACACCGAAGAACACATCGCCCGAAGCGACCTGGTTGGATCGCACGACGGGGTAGCCGTTGACGGTGCCGCCAGGCTCAAGCACGAACTGAGCGGTCGAGCTCGCCTTCTCGGTGGTCTTGAATCCACCGTAGATGGTGGCATTGGTCAGGTAGGACATCGCGCCGATGTCGGCGTTGTCGGCTGCGACCAGAGTCTCCATCTCCACCAGCTCGGCATAGGTCGGCTGGTTGGCGCTGAAGTCCTTGGTGTTGATGCCGGTCGTGAACTTCAGACCTTCGGGCTGGCTCGAGGAACCGGTGCCGTAAAGGGCAGCCCTGTCAATCTCCAGGCCGATGACCATGGCCAGCTCGTTGCGGACCATCTGCTCAACGTCGATGCTGGACTGCAGCACCAGGCGGCGGCTGAACTCGGTGTAGGCGCCGAGGGTCTTGGCGACCAGGTTGACCTGATCCACCGTCGGGTTCGATTCGGTGGGTTCACCCTTCTCTGCAACCCAGTAGGCCGTGGCAGCGCCGGTCTGGCGGGGGATGGCGACAGGGCCATTGAGGCCGGCCAGCATCGTCACACCCAGGCTGGTCAGGGCCATCCGGTTGCGCAGCAGCTCGATGAAGCTGCCAGGCCGGGCATCGGTGAACACCAGATCGCCGGCGGCGCTGGCGGTGCTGACGGTCAGGTCACGATGCAGCACTTCGTTGGCGACCAGGAAACCCCGGGCGCTGACATTCAGCTGCTTCTCGACGGCATTGGAAACCTCACGCTCGAAGGCGGCAGCTTCCTGCATGCTTCGATCGTTCGGCATCATCTGCGCACGGATCGCACGCAGGAAGCTGTAGCGCTGAGTCTCCTTCTCGCTCAGACCGATGTCGGCCGAACGGGCGATGGGTTGGGCAGCTGCAGCAGCAGGGGTGGCCGCCTGGGCCGGCTGCTTCGCTCGCTTGGCGATCTGGTTCAGCACGTCGCGCATGGCGTCGGCTTCGGTTGCTCCGCGCTCGATCAGGCCCTGGGCCAGATCGTCGGCGCCGTGCTCTCGGCACAGTGCAGTGATGGCGGCAACGCGCGAGCGCTCATCGGCCGCAGCCTGCGCCCGCACCGCCTCGAGGTCGATGGTCGGTTCCATGGGGTTGTTGTCGGGGGGTTGGGGGGTCGCGGCCAGTGCCGCTGCAGCGTCGTCATCGAGCGATCGCCCGAAGCCGACGGTCGCATCAGCTGGCACACTCACCACGGACACCTCATGGGGTTGCCATGAGGTGGCGACGATTCCTGCACCGTCGCGGAATGGGGCGGCGTCCATGATGGAGTAGCCCACGGAAACATTCCGCAGGATCCCATCACGGACCATCGCCAGCTTCTCTTCTGCGAATCCAGATCGGGCAAAGCGCACCTGCACTCGGCCGCGCCCATCCTCGACCCAGCCGCGCTCGATCACTCCCAGCACATCGTCTGGATTGTGATTCCACAGCAGCGGTGCGCCATCATTCAGCCGCGACAAGTCGACGGCACCAGATTCGTGGCTCAGCACTTCCGTCCCGAACCATCGCTCGACCGGCGCCTCACTGCTGAAGCTGAACTCGAAGCTGCGCTGCTCCTCGTCCGGCTTCCCATCAGCCATCCGCACCAGCGACGACTCATAGTCGAGGCTGGCCATTCGGCGCAGGGTTTGGCTGTTCAGCTCGCGGACATCCACCCGTCTGTTCGCAGTAGACTCGCGCATTGTAGCGGCGCGATCCTCGGCGTTCTTGATCGTCTCCGCCTTGCTGCTTGACCACACCTGCCCGGCATCACCGCCCCAGGCTGCCCACGCTACGCGCCCCGGGCTGGGGTAGCCGTCCTCGTCAGGGCTGAAGCCCTGCCCCTGCTTGTCGACTTCATGCCGGGCGAACCATGCCGCCATCGTGATCACTGTCTCAGGACTCAGCTCATCGCCGCTCAGGATCTGGCTCGCTCTCGTCGCAGCCACATCAGTCCCACCAGGCCGGCCGGCATCCTTCCATTCGCGGTAGCGCTGCGCTTCCTCTCGCATCCCCTCGGTCGGCAGAAGGTTGATCTCGACCCCGTTCACCTCTGCCATCAGCCGTCCTCCGGATCCTCTGGCACTTCGCCTTCCTCGGGTTCCTCACCTTCCTCGCCTTCCTCACCTTCAGGCTCAGCATCGGCCGGCGCCGGCATCTCGGATCCGATCGGTCGTGCCTGCGTCACGCCAGCACCAGAGACCTGCGCCGGGTTGGTGTCGAACTGCAGTCCCAGATCCTTGGCTCGATCCACCTCGCTCGCTCGTGCCACCAGCAGATCCTCCAGATCCCCGCCGCTCTCGGCCACGATCTGCGCCTGCGTCTTGAACCCACTCCGCACCGCGTCCTTGTACGCTGCCACCTCCTTGCCAGGGTCGACCCAGGCCCAGCCGCGGGGGTACCACTTCACCATCTCGTAGCGCTCCGGCATCGCTTCGTAGCCCGGCAGCTGCAGCGCACCAGCACCGACGGCAGCCTCCAGCCACCGCTCGAACACCGGCTGGAGCAGGTGCTCGATCATCCAGTCTTGCAGCGTCCGCCATTCCTCTCGATCCTCGAGCAGGCTCAGCCGGCTGCTGCTGTAGTTGCTCTGGCTATAGTCCCGCGACACCGTCTCGTAGCTGCAGCCGATCGCTGCCGCGACAGCACGCAGCATCGCCCGCAGGAACGGCTCGAATTGACCATCCGGTGCATCGAGCTGCGGCACCGATACCGACTCACCCGGTGCCAGGTACTTGAACACCCCAGGCTCGAAGTTGCTAACCCGCTCCTCGTCGTAGACCTCATCACCCTGAAGCTCACCCTCGGGCGACTGGATGAAGCCCATCAGGCTGGAGCTGGCGCGGGCCCGCACCACCTCCGCCTCCTCGTAGCCCGCCAGGTGGTGCAGCCGCTTCACCGCCGACGAGGTCCACGGCACGCCCCGCGTCTGGCCCGGTCGCTCGGTGATGAACAGATGGATGATCTCCGATGCCGGCACCTCACGGGTCCGATAGCCGACACCGTTCACGATGTCGCCAGGGTGGCGGTCGCGGAACTGATACGCCAGCGGCCGGCCCCACTTGTCGACCTTCACCCCCATCCGCCACTCCGCACCCTCGCTCACCGGGCCGCTGCTCTTCCCCTCGTCGCAGTAGTCCGCCTCGATCACCTCCAGCGCCAGCGGGACGTTGCTGCGACCGAACGCCTCGGGCACGATCCGGATGAACACCTCGCCCGATTCCGCCACGCTGCGGATCATCAGCCGCAGCATCTCCGACATGCTCAGCTTGCCGGCGACATGGCATCGATCCTTCCGACACCACTGCTGCCAGGCGCTCTCAATCCTGCTGTTCAGCGGTTGATCCAGCCGGCCGCCGCCGCGTTGCATCGCCACCCGCGACTGCATCCGGATTCCGCGACCCACCACATTCGCGCCGATCGCACGGATCGCCTGCCTGGCGTAGCAGTTGTCGCGCACCAGCTGGCGCGAGCGGTTCCGCAGGCGGATCAGACTGCCGTCAATCTCAGCGTCTGCGCTCGTGCTGCTCGTCACCCAGTCGGACGTCAGCCGCGAGACCAGGGCCCCCTCGTAGGCGCGGCGGCCGCGGCGGCCAGCAGCTGCTGGCTGCTGCGCATCGAATGCGGCGCCGCGGATCCGACCGCCAGACGACTTCCCACCGCGGCCGCGCTTCGCCATCAGCTGAACCTCACGAACACATTGCGCGGATCACCCAGTCCCGCAGCGATCTTCTCCGCTGCTCGCTCTCGCGCCACGATCGCCTTCAGCTGCGACTCCCGTTGCATCAGCTGCGTCAGGTCCTGGGCAGTGTAGCTGCGGCTGCCGATCGTGTACTGCTTCGCTTCCTTGCTGATCAGATTCCGGATCGCGGTCTGCACCGCCTCCAGATCCTTCTCCGCCTGGCTCCTGCCGTCGAACGCTGACGGCTGCCCGGTGTAGTACAGCGACGGCGACACGGTCAGCGTCCCTTCGCCGATCGTGATCACGGTCGTGTTCTTCGTGATCCGCGACTGCCAGTACCAGGTGCCGGCATCGAATCCCGTCGATGTCGATGCGCTGATCGCATTGTTCCAACCACCATCCGATCGCGCGGTGCCGACCACCGTCGCACCCTCATGGTTCACGTGCATCCGCAGGTAGGTCGTCAGCGTCCATGTCGCCGACGTCGCTGCATTCCCATCCAGATCTGTCGCGGCCGGTTCAATCCACTGGATCGTGTCGCCGGCTCGGATCGCAGCAGGAACAGTCACGGCAACACCTCCCGCCACATCGTAACGCTACCAGCCATTCACGAAACTGCTGCCGCCGCCGGTCGCGGGCCGTCGCCGTGGCGTTGGCTTCACCTCCACCTTCGCACTCGCCTCCACGCTGCCTGCCAGTTGGTCCCACATCGTCGCCCGGTTGTATCTCCGCTTCACCAGCTCGAGCAACGCCAGGCAGTAGACCAACAGGTCGAGCGGTTCGTTCCTCGCCCCGCTCGGCTTCTGCCACTCCAGGACCTGGAAGCCCTTGACGTACCGCGGCACCAGCCGCTCGCACGTCAGCCCCTGCAGGTACGCCTCATCGGTCGCATCGTCGAAGTGCACGGTCCCGGGCCCACGCCCGTCCTTCGCCAGCCGCGCATAGATCGTCCGCTTCAGCGTGTCGGTGCCCACCAGGTACAGCACCACACCACCCTTCAGGACCTTGCCTCGCCAGTTCACGTCCACCTTCTTGCCCTTGCTCAGCACCGGTGCTGCCCTCGTGCTGCTGCCCTTCAGTGCCACGGCACCATCGCGCGCATGGCGCCGGCAGTACTCATAGGCCTCCTGCGTGAAGTGGCCGCCGGTGTCAACCCCGCACTGCCGCACCTTCATCACGCCACCACTGGCCCGGGGCCATTCCGTCACCCGGATCGTCTCGATCTGTTCCCACACCTCGTCCTGTGCCGGGTCGCCCTCGACCTTTCCGTGCCAGATCCGCCACAGCTCCTCCCCTCGACCCACGCCCCACACCGTCGTCTCCAGCCAGGTGTCTTGCACGTCCACCGCCATCAGCAGCAGCAGCACACCCTCCGGCACCTTGCCAGGCTCATGGCCATCCGTTGCCACTCGACCCAGCAGCCCCTCGGCATTCACCCGCGCCACTGCCTCGTCCTCCCACGCCTCAGCCGCTCGCTTGTTCACCCAGCCCTTCAGCAGCAGCGGATCTTCCTTCGCCCGCAGGAACTCGTCGCGGATCAGCTCCCAGCTCGTCCAGCCCGCCGGCGCATACCAGCCCGGCAGATGGAATCCCGCCGTCTGCCCATCGCCTTTCGCGCTCGCGCGCCACTGGCCACCCAGCAGCATGCTCGTCTTGTGGTGCTGCGCCACTCGCTCGCCACATGCTGGGCACCGGCACCACACCTCACCATCGGCCCGGTCCCACTGCATGTGCTCACGCCACCGCAGCACCTCGAGCGATCCGCAGCACGGCATCAGGACCGCGTACTGCCGGCGGTCGCTACGCTCCTCGAACTCCTTCGTCACCCGGCACGCCCCCCTGGTGCCTGGTGTTGAGGTGATCAGCACCCGTCCCATCGGGAACGTCGTCGTCCGCGCCTCCGCGTTCTCCAGTGGGTCGCCCTTGTCGTCCGCTTCCATCGGGTAGCTGCTCACCTCATCGGCCGCCAGGTTCGCCGCCGGCATGCTCTGCAGCGCACTACCGCTGTTCGCACCGGTCAGCACGAACAGGCCACCGCGGAACTCCTTGCTGAACATCGTGTTGCCGCTGTCCCTGCTCCTCGCCGGTGCCACCAGCTCACGCAACACCGGCGTCTCACTCAACAGCGGATCCAGCCGCTGCCGGTTCAACCGCTTCGCCATGTCGATCGTCGGCTGCACCAGCAGCGAGGGCGCCGGCCACAGGTGGATGATCGCCCCCAGCCAGTTCAGCACCACCTCCGTCTTGCCCATCTGGCTGCCGAACATCAGCACCACCCGACGCCACGGTGAGCCAGGGCTCAGGCAGTCCATCGGTTCCCGCAGGTACGGCGTCCGGTCCGTCCGCCAGGGGCCCTTCTCGGCGCTGCCCTTCCCCGACAGGATCCGATGCTCATCTGCCCATTCGCTCACGGTCATCGCCGCCGGTGGCCGCAGCCCCTCGGCGAACGCCTGCCGGTAGATCAGTGCTCCATCAGCCATCGCTCAATCCTCGCAGTGCCACCCGGATCTCTTCCGTCAGCAGCTGGTGCACCTGCCGCGGGTCGTTCGTTGCAGCCACCATTGACGCGACACGATCTGGAATGCCCATCAGCTGGTCGCGCAACGCACGACCCAGGGCGAAGGCCTCACGCTTCACGTCCTCCGCTGTCACCAGCTCGCCTCTCCCCTGCAGCGCCTCAAGCCGGGCCTTCTCCGCCTGGTAGTGCTCACGCCTCGCTCGGCTCTCGTTCAGCTCTGGGATCGCATCCTCTGGCAGCTCGCTGATCAGGCGGCGCAACTGCTCGTTGCTCACCTTCGCCGGTGCCACCTCGGCGACCTGCGATGGCGCCCCAGTGGGTTGAGCCGGGCCCAGCTTCGCGTGGTTGTTCTTGATCGTGTTCCGGTCCCACAGCTCCAGCGCCAGGTCGCGGTTCAGCAGCTTCTTGCCGTCCTTCTCCACAATCGCGCCCGCAATCCGGCTCTTCATGGCCGTTGCCACCGTCTGCCTGGTGACGCCCTTGATCAGCGCGAACTCTGCGGGCTTAACCAGCTGTGCCA